GGATCCTGCCGCCGCTGGATCTCCACAACCTGTAGTATCTCCTATCCTAACAACTTTGGCCCCATTAACAAAAACTTTTGCGGCACCTGTGGCATAGGAAGTTTGATGGAATGGATTAGGAGTTGGAGAAGCATGTCCAACATGTTTGTCTGTTCCTACTCTCACTATTCCTGGCATTATCCTAAAAACCTTTGATCTGGTTGTTCTCTATCTGTAAGTGAAGGTTCAGTGTTGGCAGGTTTATTTTCATGTTCACGATATGGCTCGTTGGTTGGCACACGTTTTGTTATAGATTGTGTTGTGTCACTGTCCGTGATGTCATATGTAGCGAGTGCTGTTAGAACTGAAGTGGTAACTTTGCCATCAGTGTTAAAATGTATTTCACCACTATTAGTTGTGTCTGTGTTAACAAGAAAGTCTTTTCCAGTAAATGCTTTTACATTAGAGCCAGCTTTGATGAGACCATCTGATCCAATGAATAGTTCTGTGTTTGCGGCGGATTCAATACGCACTCTACCTGTTGTCGCATCGTCTGTTGAATTGACCAATGTATCGCCTGTGTTTTGTCCGGTAGCTTTTATGTTAACATTCCTGCCTGCTTCGATGTTTAGATCACGTTCCGCTCTAAGATTGAAATCGTTCTCGGTGTGTATGCTAACAGAATCTTTAGCATAGATATCAATCTTTCCATTTTTAGAAAACTCCATCCATGCTGTGCCATCGTTGTTAATGAGATATACCAGTCCTTCGGTATTGTGAAGCAACAGTTGTGCTCCTGACCTTGTGCGTAGTCTAATCAGTTCGTCTTTAATTTCAGTTACATCTTGATTGCCTTCTCTAAATCTTGGCACTCCGTCATCCATTACAAATGTGTTACCTCCTAATCTTGAATGGGCAACTCTTTCAAATGCGAATTCATCACCTGAATCGCTGTAAATTTTTCCATGCCTGTTTATTGATTCTTTTTTGTTTGTCCTTTGTCCATCAAAGTCAATAGGTCCTGGCGTTGAAATGCCAAATACTTGTGAAGGAGTTTCACGTCTTCCAGATGCTGATGTTGTGCCTCTTATGTCATCACTAATTAAGCCTTGGGCGATCAGTGTTTCGGTGTAGGGGGTATGCACAGGTCTAGTACGAAAAGCTATGTCCTCTCTTGCTTTTGTGTTGAGTCTGGACACGTTCAGTGACTCAGCTTTCCTTTGAGCTTCTGCTACTGGAACATTTTCTAAGGACAATTCGTCAAAATATCTAGCATTTTCGCTTTCATTACCTACAAAATTACTGCTAGAAGCAATACCTGGAGTCATGTTGTTGATAAAATCTTCAAACACACATCCTATCCAATACGCTTGGTTTGGATTACCATTAGCAAACATCACTAAAACTTTAGTGTCTATGTCAGGTGGTACCATCCAAAATCCATATGATTTTTGCGTGTTGGCAAATTCTCTAGGATCATCGCCAGTGTTTGCCAAAGGAGTTTGTCCTGCAAACGGAGAACAGTACTGACATGGCACCGTTTGTTGGGATTGACTCTTGTTTATTTCGTCATATTTTCCATGGAGTTCTGGTATGTGTACAAACAACCTTCCCATTCGATTAACATCAGTAGGATTTTTGACATATCCTACATAAGGCCCAGGAAACTGTTTAATTTCCTGTGCTAGATCAGTAAATTTTGTTGTTCGATTTTCAGCCATTTTTAATTGTTTGGTATTCTTGGATTTACCCTATTCCTATTGCCTATTGTTTCAATGGTTATTCTAGGTATAGGCAGTTGATCAACAACGTTGTCAGTGCTGTTGTTACTATCTATGCTAGTACCATTTGAAAAGTTGGTAGATCCGGATCCATCTCCTGTGGTACCGTTGTTACCAGGCGATAAACCTAAATTTTCTCGTTCAAAATCAGTTGGCTGATGACGCATTCTAACCATTTGTAAAACATTTGTAAATACGCCTCCTGCAAATCTTGATTCACATAAAAAAACTTTATACTTGCCTTCGAAAAATGCGGCGTCTTGTATTTTAAACAAACCTGTTGTATCATCTAGATCAGTAGGCGTTTTAAAATTTACCTGGACAAAAACTTCATATTCATCTCCTGTTACTGATCCGAATCTGTCCAAATTTGGCGATCCTTCTATGTATGAATTTTGGTATGATTCATTAAGCACACTTTTTTGTTCTATCCAACAGGGGTCTCCTAGAATTTCCATTTGTGTTACTAGTAAATCAGCTGATGGATCTTGAATTATTTGTTCAAAAATTGTTGCTACTTCGCCATTGATTGTGTTTAGGTCAGCAATGAATCCATCTTTGGTTGTCCTTACAACTTCTGTTGTGACTTGAGTGGTTCCTACGCCTGTAGTTCCTGTGGTATCTTCATCTTCACTATCTGTGGGTATTTCTCCAGATTGTGTGCTAACTGGAACTTTGTTTCCCGACCCTTTGAAGTAAGGAATAGCTTGGTAAAAACCAAATTTGTATGTTACAGCAAAATCAAGTATGTCCTTATTTGCTCCTGTGTAAAGATAATCATATTGCCTTACTGGATTGACATTGCTTACCACATCCACTGCTTCTTTTTTAAAATAATTTTCACTTACAAAAAAAGGACGAACAATCCATAAAAATTTATACACAGGTCGATTGCCGCCACCGCCACCGGTAGTAGAAAGTATTTCTAATCTTGTTGTGGTTCTAAGTGCTTGTAAAAAACCTTCCTTTGACTTAATGGGTTGGCCGTTGGTGTCAAATTGACTCCTATAATATGTGCTTTCTCTGACTAAAGCTTCAATAAATGTCTGCATGCCAGTGCCTTTTGGAATTGTAATTTCTCTTCTGCGCCTATCCGGAGGGCCTTCCTGTACATTACTAATGTTGAAAATATTTGAAGAATCACTATTAACATCGTAGGGGATTTGTGAGTCCACTATTTCCTGATAAGACTCAGATACAGAAAATTCATATACATCCGATTCTTGTATTCTATCCTCTGCTTTTAAAGTTTGTAAAGTTGAATTATATTTTTCAAAGAAGTTTTTTAATACTTCTCCAACAGTGTCACCTGTAACTGTTATGTTCTCTGATGTTATGCCATGTAATTCTGTTTGTCCAAGATATGTTGCCGGTACACACTGTAATTGATACGTTGTTACTCCTGCTTCCACATTCATTTCTACTGCATATATGTGTATTGGTATCCGTTTGACAGTATACGGACTAGTAATATCAGTAGGAACTTCATCTTTCATGCCCCTGAATTCTATTTTCAACAGAAATACTGCTTTCAAATGATTATCATACCCTAGTCTTTTTGCGGCGGTAATTAATGCATCCACAAAAGATGTTCCATATGGCTCAGTAATTTCAAATGACACTTGATATACTGCACCAGATTGAGCTTGTGGTGTAGGCGATATTGTGTTTCTTACTACTAGATTGTCAATATAATAATCATTGCCTAATACGCCTACAGACTGTTCACCTTTCCCACCACTTCTAGCAATCAATATTTCTTCTCCTGATCCTGCTGAGTTGAAATTTTCTTTACTAATGCACGATAAGGAAATTATATAATTGACAGGTTCGAAATCAAACAGTGGATTTGATCTTGGAATGACATTGGTTGATCCAACATTAGATGTTGATGAGGATTCTGATGCTAGAGCTGATCCAAATGGAGCAAAATTGGTTTGTGGAGCACCCACTTGATCAATGATAGCATTTTTTTTTGAAACTTCTTCAAAATCGTCTAGCACTAATTTTATGGATGCGGGTTTTGTTCTATCAGCACTTTGTTGGAAAAAATTTGTGTCAATACTATTTGCTTTTTTGTTTTGAGATTGTTTAATAGGCCTATCAGACAAATTATCTTTGAATAAATTTATCCTTGACATTTTATATTCCTAAAAACTTTTCAAGTGTGGTCTTCTTAGGTATTCTTATTGTCGTGCCAGAAACAAAGTCCCAGATAGGATCTGTAATGATGTCCATATTCCTGTGCATGAATACCCACCAAAGTTTCGCCGATCCATATAAATCAAAAGCAAGTAGATCCGGTCTATTTTCATAGAATGAATCAATTTCGTAGACAATATCATCTTGTTCAAATGCGAACAATCTTTTACTCAGTAAACCTAACGATTCTCTACCTTGCCGTGTGGTATAATAAGGTGATGTTTTAGAATACTGCGACATTAGATAAAGCCTCCGTTTTTAGTTAGATCACCGGAAGCAAAATCTTTTAGATTAAAGTTGCGTGATATTTTGTTTCTGGAGTACACTGGAACCACTGTAACAGATATCAAAGAATCTGTAGGCACATAATTCACTGAGCCGGTGCTTTCTGTTGCTAGAGTAGGAGAGCCTGTCATAGCATTTCTTTGACCTGGTGATATACCCTCCACATCTGCGTATCTGTTAGCCGGTCCAAATTGACCTGTGCCAGGAGCCACTATGGATTCTTCAAGGGCACTCCTACTGTCTCCGTTCCTTACATTAACTCCAATGTAATCAACCTGTTCTCTCAATTCAACAGTAAAGTTGGTAATAACGATAGGAACGTCTTTGTAGATATAATCTCCGTAACCATTAAGTTTACACACTGGTGGCGGATTGCCCTGGTTTTTGACCCCGCCATAATACATTTTTGTTACAGTCCTTAGAAAGTGTAATGAAGCAATCCAATTTTGTCCATCTTTTTGTGTCTGAACTGGAAAAGAACCTGCTATGGTCATTTGATCAACTTGTGAATTTTGGTAAGCATAATATGGGTAGTTGTTGTGTACAACTGATCTTCCATCATATGCGGCAGTGTGAGACATGTTGATAAAAGGGGTTACTGGAAAACGTAATCCTTTGAACTTTTGAAAAGACTCAGGAAATATAGGAGCACCGGCCATTAGATCATTGTATACAGCATCCGATACACTTATTCTAACTCCCCAATCGCTAGTCGCAGAGGGTGAACCTACGTTTGACTGAAGAGATGTTTGTTGTTTAGTATTGAATATTCCACCAATTGGCAATCCAGCTCTGGCTAGTCTGTTTGCTACAGAACTTGTGGCTCCTGTTAAAAAGTTAGAACCTTTGTTTAAAAAATTAGTAAATGATGCCATCAAAATATTTATTGCATAAATTAAGTATGTAGTTTATAATTAATATATGGCAATCAATTATCTCAACAACAAAGACATGCTGGCCGAAATACACAAGTCAAAGTCTACCTATTGTTCTTTTTTAACAGATGAGGACAAAGATTTTCACATCATTCTTCCGTCTGTAGACAAAATCAACATCCGATCAATTGCTGAAGGCAAAAGAAATAAAGCAAAAATTTTATCCAAAAAAACAGGTGAAAACATAAAACCAAAAAATTTTGAAAAAACTGATATTGTTTTTAGAATAATGACGTATGATCATATTCCAAATTTACAAAGAAAAGCAAAACCTAAAACTATAGCAGATTCAAAAGCAAAAGTAAATTTTCCACCATTCCAACATTGGCGATACAACGATAACAATGAATTAATATGTGTTGGCAAATCGCATTGGAAAGATGGATTACAAAACGGAAAATTTAGCACAACGCATGGAAAAATGACTCATAAATTAGCAAAAATGTTTTTACTGTTAACACAGAGATATGGTACCAGAGGCAACTGGCGTGGATACACATACAATGATGAGATGCAGGGACAAGCACTCATGCAGTTAAGCCAGATTGGTTTACAGTTCGACGAATCCAAATCGGATAATCCTTTCGCATATTATACAGCGGCTATCACAAATTCTTTTACTAGAATATTGAATGTAGAAAAGAAAAATCAATCACTAAGAGATGATATCCTACAAGAAAATGGAATGATGCCATCTCATACTCGTCAAATGGAATGGGAAATAAAACAAAAAGCCGAAAGAGATTTGGAAGATAAAAATAAGAAGTATTAAATTCACTATTGCATTATCATAACAATTATCTTATAATAAGAATCAATGCAAACTTTTAAACGTGCGGCTGTGTTTGCTGATATACACTTTGGCAACAAAGGTAATTCGCGCCAGTTCAACGAAGACTGTGATCGCTATGTCGATTGGTTCATTGAACACGCTAAAACACAAAATTGTGAGACGTGTATATTCCTAGGTGATTGGCATCATCAACGTGCCACCATCAATATTACTACCCTACAACATTCCTTAAAAAATTTAGAAAAGATTGCTTCTGCTTTTGAACAAAACTATTTTATTGTAGGCAATCATGACTTATATTATAAAGATTCACGTTCGGTGAATTCAATAGAATTTGCCAAACACATTAAAAATTTAAATCTAATTCTGGAGCCATACTACACTGAGGATTGTGCGTTTATACCTTGGTTGGTGTCAGAAGAATGGAAGCAACTCAAAGATATGCCTGCGAAGCCGTACATATTTGGGCACTTTGAGTTGCCAACTTTCTTGATGAATGCTATGGTGTCTATGCCTGATACAAATGAACTAAAAGCAGATGATCTTAATCATCATGGCTATGTTTTTTCTGGACATTTTCACAAACGCCAGATGAAAGGCAATATACATTACGTCGGCAACGCTTTTCCACACAACTACTCAGATGCTAACGATTTCAGACGTGGTTATATGGTATTGGAACATGGTGGTGACCCTGTGTATCATGATTGGAAGGAAATGCCTGTGTATCAAACACTCAAACTAAGCGAAGTATTACACAATACTTCAGTGCTGAAAAAAAGAGCTTATGTAAGAGTAGATATTGATACAGAAATCACGTATGAAGAATCAAACTTTATCAAAGATACATTTATTGGTCAGTATAAACTGAGAGAAATGACATTTATACAACAACGTGATATAACAGCACATGATTCGACTGATGTTTCTCAAGCATTTGAATCAATTGACGAAATTGTGCATTCGCAGTTAATGTCTGTTGATTCTGAACACTATGACAGAACTTTGTTGTCTGAAATTTATAAAAATTTATGATAAAACTAAAAACATTAACTGTAAAAAATTTTATGAGTGTTGGAAATGTTACTCAAGCAATTAATTTTGAAGGCCATGACCTAACATTGGTGCTTGGCCAAAATGTTGATCTGGGTGGAGATGATGCTGGATCAAGAAACGGCACAGGCAAAACAACGATTCTAAATGCTTTGTCCTTCGCCTTGTTTGGAGACGCACTTACAAACATTAAAAGAGATAATCTAGTCAACAAGACTAATGAAAAAAACATGATAGTATCTTGTGAATTTGAAATTGATGGGAAAAATTACAAAATTGAAAGAGGCAGAAAGCCTGCTATTATTAAATTTTATGTTGATGGACAAGAAGACACAGATGACGAAGCACAAGGTGATTCACGAGAAACACAGAAAGACATAACCAAACTATTAGGTATGTCACACATAATGTTTGAAAATATAGTGGCACTACACACATATTCGCCGCCATTTTTTGGCTTGAAAGCATCAGAACAAAAAGACATAATCGAACAACTGCTAGGCATTACAATTCTATCCGAAAAAGCAGAAGTACTCAAGGAAGAACTAAAAGAAACTAAAGAAGTCATCAAAGAAGAAGAAATACGTCTGGATGAAATTGAACGCAATAATGAAAAAATACAATCATCGATTGATGCTTTGGCAACACGTCAACGTGGTTGGCGAGCACAACAAAAAGAAGACATAGAAAAATTAACACGCAGTTTAGAAGAACTAATGAAAGTTGATATAAAAGCAGAAATTGATAAGCATAAAAAACTTGAAACATATAGAGAAAATTTTGAAAAGAAACGCACATGGGAAAGAGAACTTGCGACTGTTCAGACAGCAATCAAACAAAGCACTAAACAACTAACAGAGATTCTTGATTCCATAGACAAAACACAAAACAAAACTTGTCCTACATGCGGTGGATCCATGGAGGATGAAAAGCATGAAATGATGGTTAAAAAACTCAATGATGACCGCAAGGAGTTTGAAAAATACGTTGAAGATTTAGTTTCACAAGAATTAAGTCTTACACAAAAAATAAAATCTGTTGGTGATTTAGAACAACCAGAAACTTACTATGATACAGCACAGGAGGCTTACAAGCATGAAAATACAGTGGAATATCTTGGGCAACAATTAGAAACAAAAACCAAAGAAAAGGATCCATATCAAGAACAGATCGATGAATTAAAAAGTTCTGCTGTACAAGAATTATCATATGACAAAATGAATAATCTACGCAAACTATTAGATCATCAAGAATTTTTGTATAAACTTTTAACTTCGAAGGATTCATTTGTGCGTAAGCGAGTAATTGATCAAAACTTAACATATCTAAATTCAAGATTAGCATACTATTTGGACAAAACTGGACTGCCTCATGAAGTAAAGTTCCAATCAGATCTCACTGTTGAAATTACTGAACTAGGCAGAGATTTGGATTTTGATAATTTGTCAAGAGGAGAACGTAACAGATTAATCTTAAGTTTGTGTTGGGCATTTAGAGATGTGTGGGAAATGTTGTATCACAACATCAATACAATGTTTATTGATGAATTAGTAGACTCAGGCATGGACACAGCAGGAGTAGAAAATGCTATTGGCATATTAAAACAAATCGCAAGAGAGCGCCGTAAAAACATATATCTCATATCACATAGAGATGAACTACAAGGACGTGTTAATAATGTGTTGAAAGTCACCAAAGAAAATGGATTTACATCATACGCATTCACGGATATAGTTGAATAATGAATCTTAATATCTATAACAAACTAAAGCAAATTTGGCCCTGTTCCGATAAAACTTTGTTCGACACTTTTGGTGTTCGTGTTGATCAAGATGGCTTGGAGATAGATTCTTTGACATATGAAATAAACGAAACAATCATGCACAAGTTTTTTTCTGAAATTTGGCAACCAAGATTGAAAAAATTTAAATTTAGTGGTTTAAAATTAATAGACGAAATCAACGCTTTGAATCCAAGATCAGTGTTGGATGTTGGCTGTGGTTACAATGAATTCAAAGGAAAAATTAATAACTTATTAGGCATCGATCCTTACAATAAAAATGCTGATGTTAAGGTTAAGATTGAAGACTATCAGACCCAAGACAAATTTGATGTAATTATTAGTCTTGGATCAACACATTTCGGTCCTCAACAAAAAATAGAGGAACAAATGTCTAAGATGTACAATTTGTTAGAGCCACAGGGCAAAATATTTTTCCGTGTAAATCCTGGTATCAATGATGAATATGAAATGACAAAATGGATTAATTTTTTTCCATGGAACGTGTTTTTTATAACTGAAATGGCAAAAAAATATAACTTTAGTGTATTAGATTTACGACATGATGCGTTTGACAGAATTTATTTTGTTTACGGAAAATTATGATTCCTTACACGCTTTTTTAACTTCTTTGTCAAATTTGCCTTGTTTAACTTTTTGAATGTATTTTTTATTAGCATCAATTTTGAACAAATCCTTTAATAGTGTAGGATTATTGTAGGCAATGGGGAAATCAATTTGTTTGGATAAACTTTGCAGGTATATGGATCCATACAAATACAATGCTTCATGTGAAACAAAATAAGCCTCTTTTAAAAATTTTAATTGATCAATAAAATGTAAAGTTGAAGGTTTGCCTCGGACTCTTTTTTGTTGTTGTTCCAAAATGTTCCTATCCCTAGCAATAACCAATATTTTTACTGTGAAATATTTTTTTGCTTCAGCAATAAATTGTTTGTATTTTGGAATATGAGACTTTTTATTTTTAACATAAGGACATGAAATAGATGTAACAAAATTTTTACATGCTCCTGGTTTGAAATGTTTAAGTTTTTTAGGATCCTGCCAATATTCCTGAAATGGTTCAAGATGATGTCCTTGCCATTCTTGCCACCTCATATTCCAACCATTCACCTTAGGATGTAGATTGAAAATTTTAGCAAGTAAATGGTTACCGGACCCTTGTGGCCCGGTAACTACAAGCAGTTTAGGCAATTGCTGGTTTTTTGTGTGTTCCATATTGACTTATTAATAAAGCTAATATAGGTGATCCAAAAATAGCTATTAGTGTTCCTTGGAACGCTGTATCTGTGTACCCTAATTTGCCGAGAACAAAAAGGATTTCGCCCACACTAGCACAAATGGCAATGCCCCAGAACATGCCTTGTTCAGTTATCCAATGTGGTTTCATCAATGCTATCATTGACGGGAGCCAAACAGCCGCCCTAAGCACAGCAAAAAACAAAAACAAATACACCAACTGCATGCCTGGAATGTTTGCTACAATTAATCCTGCTATTGCTAAAGCAATCATCCCCCAACGAGCCCATGCAATCTCAGAACCTCCCTTGAACTGATTGAATATGTCATGTCCAGTCATGTTGGCCACAGAAGCAAACTGTGAATCAAGGATTGCCACTAATCCAGCAAACACCATAAACACAAACACAATGGCAGCTGCTGGTGGAAGAAACGTAGCAATAGTAATTGCGTTAGTAGTGCCCACCATATTGCCTGGAATATCTAATCCAGCGCCTGCGGCTAAAAATCCTAATAGTCCCATCATAATAGGCACCACAATGAAAACAAATGACGCCAACACATATGAAGGTATGATGGAGTCTTTTTTAATAGCAAATGCCCTTTGATAAAATGAATTATCACCCCATGGGCCTCCTAGATGTCCTAAGAAAGCTGCCGCACCAAAACCAGTAAACACTCCCCAAGCAAAAGGTGTACCAAATATTGCGGCTCCTTCACCTGTGCGTCCTCCTAGTCCTGCCACAACTGTGTCCCATCCTCCTGCTGAGGAAATTGCCCATGGCACAAGTATTATTACACCTGTCCAAACCACAACAATCTTGATAACTTCTGTAATTACAGTTGCTTTGAGTCCTGTTCTAAATGAATATAATATAGCCACTCCAGCCATAAGAAAAGTTGCTAGAGTATAATCAATACCTGTCAAAACTTGAACAGTTTTCGAACCTGCTAATAAATTTATAGCAAAGGCACAAGTGGCTAGCAGTAACATTTCTGCTACAAATAATGACTGCACCCTGCCAGAAAATCTTTTACGTAGATAACCAGAAAATGTAAACCCTTCTGGTTCATTGGATCTTATACGTTTGGCAAAATAAGCGAACGCACCTAAAGTTAGGAAATTGCCCAAACAAAACCAAAACAATCCAACTAAGCCGTTTACATAGGCCTGTTGTGTTGATATAAAAAGTCCAGGTGCCCACAGCCAAGCGGCGGCGACACTAAGTGACCCTTGAAATGTGCCTAGTTCTCGCCTTGCGACAAGAAAACTAGTTTTTGAATCGTTGTAACCCCTTGAATACCAATAAGTCATCAATAAAGCAAATGCTCCGTATACTGCTAATATGGAAATTCCTGTGGATGGGGTAAACAACGGAAATAGTGACGTTACGTCCATTGTTGTTCTCCTAAAGATTGTCTATGAACTGTGCTAGAAGCACTGGGTTATGACACATTTAATTATCGTTTTTTAAACATTGAACCATGGACTCTGACTCTGATGTGGCCGTTGTAATAGTCATCTGATTCTAGCACTTTCCTAGCAAACTGTTCTCTGGCCTCCACATATGATAGTTCTGCTTTGTTTCTGCACCAAAATAATATTTCCCTTAAAAAATTTTCTTGTCCTAGCTGTTTAACATCTTCAGTCAGTGCATCAGATGAACCATAGTATTCACGCCAATCCGACTCCACTTTGTATCTACGTCTATTTTTTCTGCCTTTGAGTGGTGGGCGAGATTTTTTAAACTCCACTAATTTTTTTCCTATGTATTTTTTGCCTGTTTGATTGTTAGTAATTTGATAGACAAATCCCACGTATCCCTCAGGTATTTCTTGTGCTGGTTTTCCTTTATACTGCCAAGTCATGTTAAGTATATAATGTATGCACCAGGCCTCACCTGAAATTGTTGACTCCATCACACAGTGGTTGGAAACATTTGTTGAACAACCACATCCTAGTTTTGGAAACATGCCTCCATGTCCATATGCACGTCAATTCCGGTTACAAAACAAAGTCCAAATTATTGAAGTCAATACTGCCATATGGGATGAAACAAAAAAACAAATGGTCAATTGGACCGACGAATGGGAGGCAGTAATTGTTGTATCAAAAGTTACACAAATGAGTCATGGCTTGTTGAGTGAAAAAATATTCGCATTAAACAAGCGTTTCAGACATCATGATCTAGTCGCACTGGAAGATCATCCAGACAGCGTAGAAACTATCGACGGCGTTGTTATGAATCATGGTAGTTTAGTATTGGTGGTAATACAAAGATTAAAAAGGCTCAACCAATTTTCAAAAAATTTACAAAAAACAAAATATTATGACAAATGGAGCCAAGAAAATTTAGATGATGTTGTAACTTGGCGGTTCAACGACTAGCTGGTTTATGCAGTCCATATACGCCTTTGTACACACTTTCCAAATCCTCAAGATCTTCAACAAAACAATCAGCCTTAATGTGTTGAGCATACATGCCCATGTCTTGACTCCATTCTTTGCCTGTCCACCATTCAAAGCCAGGTATGTTGGCCTTGTAAGCACAAGATTGATCATATGAGGCTCCTAAGTAAAACCAATTGTAGCCTTTTTGATGTGCTGTTCTTATTTCATAATCCATAGAGAATCTGCCAAGATGTAGTCCAGGATCAGCATAGTCCCAGGCATACTGCCAGTTGTCAATGGAATGTCCATATTTTGTCCAAACTGACCATGCTACTAATTTGTCTTGATAGTAATAGCAGTAAAATGTTTCTTTGTCAGATATGTCAGCATTAGTAAATGGATATGAGTCATGAAACTTATTGTATTCAATGAATCTATCATATACATCTTGAAGTAGATTTTGATGTTTCATAGCAAATGTGCCAGACCATTTTTCTACGGACACGCCTTTGCGTTGTTTGTATTTCGAAGCTGCCTTGATATAATTTTTAATATTGATCCTAGAGGACCTAACCTGTAGCCAATTAGGGCCAACATCAATGAATCCTTGGGCAAGAGCTTGTTCTTGTTCTTCGGGATCCACTTGAGCCCAAACTTTGACCCACTGCATATCATATTTGTCAAGTCTGCCATATGGATGTTCATACCAAATCTTCATTGTGTCATTATAACACATCTAGCCAAAATGACACAAGACAAATTTCGACTGTCATAAAATAGTGTGCTAGGCAATCCAGGCAAACTTCAAAAAACATTAAGGCTTACATAGCATCTTTGGTAATAGAGAACTACTCCATGAAGAATGGCGGCGAATCTCTTGATGCACATGGCTTAATGATGTGGCTCTGGCAAGAAAAAGATCCACCCACAACTTGCTGATTAATAATTCAATCTAGGAATCAGCAGGTCGCGTTGTACAGAATGAGCAAACGGGCACAGCACAACCACCCGACGACAAGTAGCGAGATTGGATGACTGCGATACAAACGTGATGTATCAAAAGTTATAGTTCTGCTGTGAAGCAGAATTATGACTGCTCATCAACGTGATGACGACAACTTTACTTCGTAAAAGAAAATGCTTGAGCGTAAGCGAAAAGCGATTGACGAAGTCAATCTACAAACGATGTTGCTTATCGAACTTTTGAATAAACTCTTGTAATTCTATATCAGGTCGTGCTTCTTTACAGTGAGTCTCTAAAAACGCACTCATTAATTCTGCAACTTGTTTAGGCGAACGATTCAACAGCATGGTTTTGAGAATCATTGATGTTTGAGAATGGAGTTCTCCTGGCTTCAACACTTCGTGTTTGGATCTAGTGTTCATTCTATAATAGTTAATATTAGCACATATCTTTATTAAAGTGTAAGATTATTTTATATCGGCTTTTTGTACAAATATTTTTGCGAGTTGACGCACAGTGGCATCGATATAAGGGCGATTAGGTTTTCCGTTGACAAACGCTTTGTTTTTGTCGAACTTTTTTAACACTTGTTGTACTTCTGGCAAGTCGCCATGTTTGGCTGACATAAAGTTGTACAGATATGATTTCAACAGATGTCCTTTGTTTAATTCATTAGTGTTCTTGTCAATGTTGCGAGGCTTTTGTTGGCGATATGTGTCAGGATCATCTAAAAACTGTTGTTGTTCATCTTCTAATGATTTATTGAATCCTGCTATCATGTCATCTTCAACAGCATCAGATGAACTGTACACTTTGTTGGCGAATGTTTTAGCAATTATTGATCCAAAATCTCCAAAAAAGTCGCCCAAAGCACCAACAGCTCCTGGACCAACACCTATTTCATTAAATCGCATGTGAATATTTATAGCAATGGCAGTTTTGTCTTTTTAACATTGTCATAGTTGTCTTTGATTATTTTTCCTATGATCTCTCTGTCATCTGGACTGAGACAATACGCCTCGCTGAGACTGATGCCACCACGCATGTGCCACATGATACGCATGATGTAATCTTTAAGTTGTTTGATTTCGTTGTCTAGAGTTTTGAAGTATTCAACTAGGTCAGATTCCGAGAGCGAAAGGATTTTAGCCCGAAAAAATTTGAAGCATCCAGTGTGATAGGAGTTTCAAATGTAGCAGGAGATCCCTGTTCTACCAAGGACTGAGGTGATTGTACAGTGATCGGCTTGATGGATCCTTGTGATCTTAGATCGTCCATACCTGCTTTGATCATGTTTGCTTCTTGTGAATCGATGTTCATCACCCAATTCATAATCTGTGATCTGTCTGTCACTGTTTCCTCTTGAGGTGTAGTGACTGACTCAATCGAGTCAACCAAAGTTTCAATGTTGTAGTTTGTTAATTTACTGAATATTTCTTGATACTTGATTAGTTTCTGTTCTTCTGTAAGGTTGGCGTCGTTCATTGTTTTGATCATGCGTTGCTCTTCATATGATTTAAGTTGCAGTTTACTCATCTGTTGATAGTTAAGCGGCTTAATTTTTACAATGATGCCATTGCTCATTGTGATGTTGTCATTGATGTGTACCTGCGATAATTTTTCCATAGTTTGATTGAGATCGACCTGTACAGTGATTGTTTCTTTGGACTTTGGTACAGTCACCATCATGTCCATGTTGGATCCGTATGTTGCTATCCTAATTGAAACTAATACAGCATCCAAATCAATTGACGGCATGTGCCATGGATTAACAATGGATGGTACACAAGATTTAATCACATCCACTGTGGCCTGTCCGTTCATTAAGGAATCAGGTTGCTTCATGACAATTTCGTCTCGAGCAGTCATGGCATACACAGAATGTTCATCAGTGACAGAGTCCGCCAATGAACCAGTCGGCCAATAGCGACCACCACTTGGCAGTTTCATTGCCAATTGTGGTTGCCTGAAATAATTTTCTAGTGGTTTTTGTGTCATATAAATATTATGTAGTGAATATTTATGTACGCAGATAATGGATGATATAATTCAGGACATCAAAAATGCCTTAGGCACTGATTTACCAAAATGGGCCACAGAAAGCACCCTTGCGGAAATAAAAAAAATTCTTGAAGGTTCAGGCGATGGATTGAAAAGTCTAAAAAATGCCAATGAAAACATAGGTAGTAAATTCAAATCAGGAACTTTCATTGGCGGACTGTATCAAGCACAGTTAGAGAGCGAAAAATTAGCATCTAAAACATCTGTGGTACGTGATGTATTGGGCGAAATAGCACAAATAGGTGGCATTGCCGCCAGATCAGTGTTTAACAGCTCAGGAAAGTTTTCAGATCTTAATCCAATCATTGATGCAACTTCAGGAGCAGCTGCCAATTTAGCATCACAGTTTGGTCCATTAGGACAGGTGGTAGGAGCCACTATTCTAGCTTTTAGTAAGTTGAGACAGGCACAAAATGAAATATTAGATAATCAGGTTCAAGGATTCATGCAGTTGAGTAAATCAGGACTGAACTTGACCACAGATATACAAGATCTAAATGTGGCAGCTTTGAGAGCAAGATTGAATCTTGATGTTTTGGCTGATGTGGTCACCGCCAATGCGTCTGGCATCACAGCACTAGGTGGAGAATTCACAAGAGGAGTAAGTAGATTCTTACAACTACAGACTGACATCAGTGAACGTGAAAACAACATGCTAGAACGTATGGGCCTCAACATACAAGAACAGGCCATGTTCCTAGGTGAATTCATCGAAAACAATCAGCGTAATGCTGTGTTGGCCAACATGTCGCAAGGACAACTTGCTGACACTGTATTTGGACTTGCCAAAAACATGAGAATCCTTGCTGAACTGACAGGTGAGGACATCAACACACAACGACAAGCACAGATGCAGGTGGCCGGAGACATGGCCTTCCAAGCAAGAATCAGGGAACTTACAATAGCCGGACAAACAAAAGAAGCTGCCGCTCTTAATCAATTGGTGGCTACACTTGAGACTGTCAATCCTGATCTAGCACGTTTGGTAAAACAGAGTGTCAGCACTGTGGGCATGGGATTTGATGCACAGACAGCTGTGTTGGCTCAAGTGTTGGGCGGACAAGAAAGCATCAATAAAATTTTAGGAGGTGTGGAAGACATTGAAGATGTGCCCAAAGTTGTAGCAGACCTCTTGGAACTGTCCAATCAAGCTGCCAACAGCACCAACAACCTGCAGATGGCACAATTGTCACTGGGCGGAATAACAAATGAATATTTCCAAGCACTTCAAGATGTAATTGAATCAGGTGGAAGATTTGATAACATCCTCAAGGCAGCCGAAGAAGATGGTATATCAGTAGCAGAGTATCTCGAACAGATGTTTGCTGATACCACAGACGGCGCAGAAACAGTAGCCACTTCCAGCATGTTGCTGATGGATGCCGCCATTGAACTTGACAAAGCTGCCAAAACATTTAATGCCGCTGTGTTGGCAAATTTTGACGATCTGTTTGACAAGCAAATTACATCCAACAATAAATTAGCAGAAGATTTAAAAATAATAACAAGCGACAATGCTAACGTTTTTCAAAAGAGTTTGGCAGGATTCGAACTATTGTTAGAAACAAGTGGAGCGGCCACGTTCGATAGATACATAGGCGAATTTGTTGACGCACTTACTGGAGACTTTTTCAACTATTCAGAGGGCGGATTTTTTGGATCTCTTAAAAATCTAATAGTAGGAGCAACACCTAATCTAGAACAAAATTACACTGGCGGCCTTGGATTTCCTGGACAACTCAGTATGGTAGGAGAAGGTGGTGCTGAATTAGTAAGATTTGGTCAACTAGGCGAAGTAATCAATAATACAACAACAACAGACATCATGGGTGCCGCGGCAGGCATTGTAGACGCACTAAAATCACCAGTCAGCACACAACAACAAAATACCAACCAGATAGCTGACACAACCACTCAACTACAAAACAACATAAGAAATATGTCAGACGATCTTCTCAAACAAATTGCTGAAACACTCAATCAATCCAACATGATTCAATCCAACATGCTCAAAGAAACCAAAAGGGTTAAACGCTTTGACTATTAAATACTTGCAAAGCAGACAGGAAACACATATAATATAAGTCATGAGTTGGAAAAAGTATTTTAATTTAGTCAAGCCAGATGGAAGCATGTCACCTGTGTCAGGTGCCAACACTGCTTCGAATCCAATGAATCAAGTGGGTCGTAGAAACTACACATCCTATCTGCCAGAAGTTTACACAGGCCATCCCAACAGAATGGAAAGATACTTCCAATATGATCAAATGGATCAAGATTCAGAAGTAAATGCCGCACTGGACATCATTGCTGAGTTCTGTACTCAACCTAATAAACAAACTGAGACTCCTTTTGATCTACACTACAAAGACAAACCAACTGAAACAGAAGCATTAATTCTAAGGGATGCACTGAAACAATTTTCCACACTCAACGAATGGAATCGCAGAGCATTTAGGATGTTTCGCAACACATTAAAATATGGGGATTCATTTTTCATAAGAGATCCTGAAACACAGGAACTAATTCATGTTGCCGCATCCAAATGTGACAAAGTCATTGTTAATGAATCACAAGGCAAAAGGCCAGAACAATATGTGTTTAGAGACTTAAACTTAAATTTAGAATCACTGTCTGCTTCACAAGTGGCAGCCAACGTGACTTATTCTTCTCCAGGTTCAAGTGCTGTGGCCGGAGGCAGTTATGGCAGTGGACAACAAGGCATGGCAGGTGGAGCGGGCTACGCCGGTACATACGGACAACAAGGCGGAAGATTTGAAACAACAATCAATCAATATGCTGTGGATGCCAATCATGTGTGTCATGTAAGTTTAAGTGAAGGACTTGATTCCAACTTTCCATTCGGCACATCCATATTAGAAACTGTCTTCAAAACATTCAAGCAAAAAGAATTATTGGAAGATGCTATAATAATTTATAGAGTACATCGTGCTCCTGAAAGACGTGTGTTCTACATTGATGTAGGCAACATGCCAACACACATGGCCATGGGCTTTGTGGAACGTGTGAAGAATGAAATACATCAAAGGCGTATTCCTTCCATATCAGGAGGATCTAATCAAATCGATACAACCTTCAATCCACTGTCTATCAACGAAGACTACTTCTTCCCGCAGACAGCAGAAGGTAGAGGATCAAAAGTTGAAACACTGCCAGGTGGCACCAACTTAGGCGAGATTGATGACCTAAGATACTTTACAAACAAATTGTACAGAGCATTGAGAATTCCTTCATCGTATTTGCCAACTGGTCCAGATGACGGAGCTAATCCACAGTATTCAGATGGCAGAGTAGGCACAGCATACATTCAAGAACTGAGATTTAACAAATACTGCGAAAGACTACAGGAAATTTTAGTGCCTGCCATTAATAAAGAATTCAAACTGTTTCTCAAAAACAGAGGCATCAACATTGACACGTCACTGTTTGATCTTAAATTTAATACTCCACAAAATTTTGCCGCATACAGACAAATTGAACTGGACAATCAACGTGTCCAAGCGTTCACACAGATTGAACAGGTGCCATATCTATCCAAAAGATTTGCCCTCAAAAGATTCTTAGGATTATCAGAAGAAGAAATGGCACAGAATCAAAAGATGTGGACAGAAGAAAAAGGCGAAAGTAAAGAAGACGCTGTCCAAGGGCAAGATCTTAGAAATGTTGGCGTCACAGGTGGAGGCATTGCTTCTGATATAGATGCCCAGACAGGAGATGTTGAACCTGAAACTCCAATTGAACCAGGCGAAGAAGGTGATCTTGTTGCCGGTGATGAAGGCGGAGATGAGGAATAATAAATAACGGTATGCAACTGTTTGAATTTTTTGATTCTTTAGACAACAACACAAGATACGACCACACACAGGATAAAACTGTGTATGACATGACACAAGATACTAGAAAATCTCGACTTACTTTACAAATGATCAACGGACTACGCGAGACCATGCAGAAAAGACGTGAAGAACAAAGAGAAGACAGAGCTCTCTATCAAAAAATGTACGGCGGATCAGTTACAGACAACGCCGAACCCACTCTTTAATAACTAATTTTCATAAATGGCAGGAAGAAGAACAGCGTTTAAAATTGCCGCTTGTGAGGCGTTGGTCAAAGGACAATCAACATTCACAAAATTCGGCAAGTCAGTCAATATCAGTGATTGGTTAACCCCTGAAGAACAGGCTAATCCAAAACAATCTCTTGAAGCGTTACAGAAACTTATACAGCAACAAAAGCCTGCTGTATCTCTTCCTAAAGAACTTCCACCCACTGTTCCTGTCAAAGACACTGATTATAAGCCTGATGGCGACATTTGTTTTATTATAGCCAACGGCGAATCTAGAAAGAACTTTGACCTAAACAAAATAAAGGATAAAGGATACATTATAGGCATGAATGTTTTGCCAATTTTTGAGGATTTTTGGCCAGACGCACTTGTTTCTGTGGACATAGCAACTGTCAAATACATTTGTAGCCACGCCAAACAAGTTCCTGACAAACTTGAAATGTGGTCATATCCCAGAGGTGGAGTCAAAGACCCTAGAGTCAAAAGACTTGCCAAAGATTGGGGATGGTCATCAGGTCCTACATCAACTAGAATAGCACTAGAATACAAAAAATTTAAAACAATCTACATATTAGGCATGGATTTTTTTGGTATTACGCCAGAAGGAACAATAGACGAAAAAAATGGACGCAAATTAAACAATATGTACAAGGGCATGGATCGATATCGCAGATCCAATTCAGATCGTACATATTTTGGAAACTGGCTAAACCAGATGATAACCAATACATCTAATCATCCTCACGCAAAATTTTATCATGTAGTGCTTGAAAATCAAAAATCTCCCAATAAACTAGCACAAAAGAACAATTGGATTGATATTACATACAATGTGTTTGAAGGACATCTGTCAAAAATGCCCAAAAAAAGCTCTTAAAAGGGCTGTGTTTCCCGTTTTTGTTAAATATTTGCCTTAAAGGAGGCAATAATCATGTCTAAATTTGAAAAACTCCTTGACTTGCTTGTGAACGAGCAGAAGGACGAAGCTGAAAAGCTTTTCCACGAAATTGTTGTGGAAAAATCACGTTCTATCTACGAAGGTATCCTAGCAGACGAGGAAGCAGAATCAACTGAAGAATCAGCAGACCAAGATGATGCTGATGAAGTTGATGAAGGAATGCACAAAGATAAAAAAGAAAAAGTAAACGCAATGGCACACGGCGATAAGAAAGACAAAGACAAAAAAGAAAAACTTAAAGCCGGCATGCATAAGGAAGATGTAAGCGATCCTGAAGACGAAGACGAAAAGGAAGAGCCTGCAGAATCAACTGACGAAACAATCGAAGAAATCGGTGGTGATCAAACTGATGACCTTATTTCAGACATCGAATCAGAAGCAGAAGGCATGGACATGGACATGGATGATGATAACGATGATGATGAAGGTATGGACCATGACGGTGATTTCGACGATGATGGCGACATGGACAAAGAAACTGAGGACATGTTTGAGCCATTAGAAAAAGAACTTGACCAGTTAAAGGCCGAGTTTGCCAGCATGATGGACAAAGATGATGACAAAAAAGAAGAATCATTAGAAGTTGAAGAGTCCAAAGATGCAGACACCATTGTTAAAGAATATGCTGAAATGGTCAAATCAGGCCATGGAGCAGAAAAAATGGGCAAAGAAGCAGGTGCTGATCAAAAAAAATCACCTGTAGCTGGAAAAAATAAACCTGTAAATGATGCAAAAGCACATGGCATTGGCGGCGGCGCAGAAGAAAAAGGCGGCGTTGGCAAAGCACTAACAGGTGACACTGCTAAGCCAATGGGAAAGACATATAAAAACGCAGGTGGTTCAAAATCACAAAAGTTAGATATGGCTCCAAAGGCAGAAACATCAGAAGGATCAGTTGACGCTAAGTCACCTGTAGCTTCTAAGTAAGGAACTAGGATATGCAAGTACTATCAGAACACTTGACATTTGACCAAGCAAAGGTTGTTGTTGAGTCTTCAAACGAAGGCAAGGATCTGTACATGAAAGGTATTTGCATTCAAGGTAACGTAAAGAACGCAAACCAGAGAGTATATCCAACCTCCGAAATCAACAAAGCAGTTAGTAAAATATCCGATACAATCGCTGGGGGCCAAAGTGTCCTCGG